GACCCCAAATACCATGACCACGGGCTGACCGGCAACCTCAAGGGTTTTCGCGAGTGCCATATAAAGCCGGACTGGCTTTTGATCTATCTGATAGAGAATGACATTCTGACGCTTACTCTGGTCGATACCGGTACACACGCAGATGTCTTTAGTATGTAAAAACCTTATCTGCCATGCCAGCGGTCGCCTCGTTCTGCATGAATCCTTCCATGACAAGAGTGGCAAAGGCTCATCATATTATCCTCCGCATTCGTGCCGCCCTCTCGCAGGGGTAAAATGTGGTGGACCACCTGAGTGGGCGTGTATCTCCCCACTTTTAGGCACTCCTCGCAAAGAGGGTGTGCCGAAGCATACCGCTTACGGATTCTCCTCCACTCAGTGTTATATCGCCGGGCAGTTTCCGGGTCGCGGTCGAAGTGATTATAGTGCTTAGCCTCCAGCTTGGAATGCTCCTCGCAGAACCGGCCAGCGGTCAGCCTGGGGCAGCCGGGATGGGAACATGGGCGTTTGGGTTTTCTGGGCATATCTCAGCCCTCCTTTTTCTCACTCACATTCTTACCCGTGTATGCCATTACGATAGCGTCCGCAAGCAGACTCTTAAGGCTATCGAGCATTTCAAATTCTGATGATATGCGCTCATCGATGATTTCGAGCTGCTTTCTTCAAGACGAGAACTCAGGCCAATATCAGCGTCAATTTTATCATTGAGCTGGAGAATTTCGTGAATCAGGCTTTCTATGCTCATAAAACCTCCAAAAGAAAAGCCTTCACGGATTTAACCGCAAAGGCTCATTTCCTAATTTCCTAGTTTGTATTATACCATATTAAGATTAGGATTAACAGAGGAACCGGGAGGAAGTGGGCGGAGCACTTTCAAAATTCATGAGCGCGGCCGCATGGATCTGCCGGGTCCATCGTTTCGAATAAGAGAGTCGCTCTGAAATCTGCTGCATATTCATAAACAGCAAATACCTGTATCTCAGAACAAGCTGCTCTGTTTCAGAGTCAAGCTGGCAGATCTGCTCATCTACCGCCAGCACCAGCTTTGAAAGCCTTTCCCTGTCAGCCGCTATCTCCGTTTCCAATCCCTCTATTTTTGCCAGGTACTGTACAAAAGGCGGATCAACATTCCTTGTGCCCTGTACTTTCTCATCAAATTTTGGTGATGAGATACTTCCCGCCAGAGCCTTGTAGCTTTCCAAGAGCTTCATCTTTTTGTTAATTTGTCTGTTAAGATCCAGTGGCTGACTCAAATACTCTTTTGCCGTCATATGCGCCCCTCCTTACGTTTTTCAGCAGTCCCCTGTCGGCCACAGCTGTGAGTGCCGAAATAGGCTAGATTTGCCTTGACCGCGTCGATCAAAGACCGCTGGGTGCAGTCCTTCTCCAACAGAGCCTTCATGATGCGCTCGTCAATAGTACCTTTTGCGATGATGTGCTGCACCACCACTGTGTTCTTCTGTCCCTGCCGCCATAACCGGGCGTTAGTCTGCTGGTACAGCTCCAGCGACCAGGTCAACCCAAACCAGACGATGGTAGAGCCTCCTGCTTGAAGGTTAAGCCCATGTCCGGCAGAGGCAGGATGAATAAGTCCAACGGGAATTTTACCATTGTTCCATCGGGCAATGCTCTCCGCCGTGGAAATCTGCTCGTGGGGGATTTTCAGCCTGGACAGCCGTTCGGTGATTCTCGCCAGGTCATGCTTGAACCAGAAGGCCACCAAAAGGGGTTTCCCGTTCTGCGCTTCGATGATATCCTCCAAAGCGTCCAGTTTGCGGTCATGTATCTCCACAACGCCATCACCGTCCGAGTAAACAGCGCCATTGGCCATCTGGCACAGCTTGCCGGAAAGCGCAGCCGCGTTCGCCGCCGTAACCTCGTCATCAGAACTCTGGAGGACAAAGTCCTTTTTCAGCTTCTCATACTTCGTCCGCTCCTTATCGGAAAGGCGCACTGTATACTCCGTGGAAATAAGCTCCGGCATATCCAGATGGTCGACAGCCTTCATGGAAACAGTTATGTCGGAAATAGCTTCATAAATCATGTCCTCCGCACCGGGTAAGGGGTCATAGCTGTAAACGATATTCCCATTCCTGCGCCCCGGCGAAAAATACTTCAAGCGGTACTGCCCGATAAATCTGCCCAGCCGCTCTCCCATGTCCAGGCACCGGAATTCCCAGAACAGGTCCATCAGCCCATTACTGCTGGGAGTCCCCGTCAGCCCGACCACCCGCTTGAGGCGGGGACGGAGCTTGAGGAAAGCCTTTGTCCTCTGGGAATTGGCCTTGAAAGAGGAAAGCTCGTCCAGCACCGCCATGTCGAAGTCCAGCGGGACGCCGCTTTTTTCCACCAGCCAGGGAAGGTTCTCCCGATTGATGATAAGGATGTCCGCATCCGCATTCAGCGCGGCTATGCGTTCTTTTGGCGTACCGACCACTACAGAATATCGGAGGTGGGAGAGATGACCCCACTTCTGGATCTCATCCGGCCAGGTGGCAGCAGCCACCCTCAGCGGGGCGACTACCAGCACCTTGCGAATCTCAAAATAGTCATGGAGCAGCAGGTCTATGGCTGTCAGCGTGATGGCCGTCTTGCCAAGTCCCATGTCAAGGATTGCCGCCGTCACCGGGTGAGACAGGATGTACTCAATGGCATACCGCTGGTATCTGTGTGGAATGAACTTCATGGGGCGCCACCTCCTTTTGCAATTTCATTCAGCACCGCTTCGATCTGCGCCAAGTCATCCAGGACATACACTCGGAAGCCAAGTTCCCGCAGGAGCCTGTGCCGCAAGTCCTGCAGGGGGCGGAGCTTTTTGCCCGGCGCTTTCACCTCGACAAACCCGGCTGTGCCGCCGGGAAGAAGCACCAGGCGGTCGGGCATCCCGTCAAAGCCGGGTGACACGAACTTGGGGCAGATGCCGCCAGCTGCTTTTACGGCTTTCACAAGCGCCTGCTCAATGTATTTCTCTCTCATACAGCCTCCACAGTTCCTCAAATACCTCTACCGCTCCGCTGCAAGCTCCGATTCCGGAAAGATAATCCTTAATGACTCCTTCCTCGGAGAAAATCGGGAACTCCATATCGCGCAGCATATCCTTGGCAAAATCACCCAGCGGAGAGTTGGCTTTGCCGTAATTCTTAGCCGCCCATCGAAAGAAGGGGCTCGGGTTATCATTGCACTCCCGGATCAGCTCGATCCTGTACCGCCAGTTAAGCTCATCGGCATTTACCGGTCGATACCCCGCAAGGAACATGGCGTCCTTGAACGCATTGTTGGTAAGGTAAATTCCTGTATCCCGCTCCAGGAGGTGCTTCAAGCCATAGCTGGTGCGGCCCTGCAGAATCTCTGGCAGGCCGGATGTTTTCCTTTATCTAGCCGGAGACAGCGTCTATTTCGTCCCCAGACTTATCGGTGATCAGCCCATCATCGATGTGCCCATTTTCATTGGTGTAAGGTCTGTTGTTTTTTATCATGTGACACGTTCCTCCTTGTCACGCCGAGTCACTTGTCATACCGCCTGTCACAGCAGAAAAGCCAGCAATTATGCGGCTTTCCGCGGGTTGTGTTGACAAGGCGACAGAAAAATCCTTTACGCGCGAATATACGCGTGCGCTTCATGCGTGCACATATACTTTGTACTCTGTATATTCACATTTTAATTTCATATATAAATCTTGTCACAGTTGTCACGGAAGGCCCGCAAAGCCAGCAGTATCAAGGCTTTTTTGGCTGTGCCAGGCTCCGTGACAATGCTGTGACATGACAAGTTCCGTTTCGCTTAGGTACGCGAGTAGAGCCGCTGAAGGCCATAAATCGGGATGCGCCTGCGCTGTTCCGGCTTTGACCACCCCTCGATCCTGGTCATGATTGCCGATATGGCATAAGAATCGGAGGGCTTTAAATCCTCTTTCGGCTTGCCAAAGCATTCGCACCAAATCTCCATGTTGGATACCTGATCCCTGCGGACTGTACCCACCGGCAGTGTGGGGTCATTGCGGTCATGGATAAACTCCCGGCGCTGGTAAATATCCATGCTATCCCAGCTGTCCGGCAAGAGCATCTCGAGGTACTCTCGCACCACTCCCTCACGCTCGTCCTGCTCCATGGCGGCGCTCTGTTCCTTGCTGGCGTACTCCTCCAAACCGGCATCCAGATACAGCCGTTCCCCCGCCTTGGCATACTCAGCGGCCTCCGCCCAAATCTGCAGGACGGTATCCGAATCCAGGTCCCAGGGCTTATATTTACCTTCACCGCTGACCTTGACATTCCAGAAGCGCCGGTTGCCGGTAATATCCCGGAGGTAGCCGCTCTTGGAGTTGGTAGTGCCAAAGAACACGCACTGCCTGGGATGGGGCGTGACCCTGCGTCCAAAGCTGGCGCGGTACTTGTCGTCCTGGCGGGAGATGAAGGCTTTCACCTTGTCGATATCGGCCTTCTTCATACCCGCCAGCTCACCAATCTCCAGGATCCAGTACCCCTGCAGCTTCTCCGCTGCGGTCTTGTCGTTCATGTCGGAAAGATTCAAGCTGTCGGAGTACCAGTCCATGCCCAGCTTGGCTATGAGGGTGCTTTTGCCAATGCCCTGGTCCCCGTTGAGCACCAGCATGGTGTCATATTTGATGCCGGGGGTGTAGACCCGCATATAGGCGGCGCACAGAGCTTTTCTCGTGACCGCCCGCACATACTGGTTGTCCTCCGCCCCAAGGTAGTCGATGAGCAGGGTATCCAAACGCTCCACGCCATCCCAGGGCGGCAGGGACTCGAACATCTCCCGGATGGGGTGATAGGACCGGTCGTCCGTCACCTTCTGCACAGCGATCTGATAGTTCCTGGCAGAAAATGTACCGTAGTTGGCGTCCACATAGCAGATAAGCTGGGAATGCCCGCCCAGCTGGAAG